GTGGTTGTTAATGTTGTTACTGTTGAGGAATTTCGTGGAAAAGCATTAAAAGCAGTTGACCTTTACTTAAAAAAACCTGAAGGTGAACGCAAACCCTGTATGTTTGTGTTAGACTCTTTAGGTATGCTTTCTACCAGTAAAGAGATTAATGATGCTCTGAATGATAAAGAAGTTCGGGACATGACTAAATCTCAATTGATTAAGGGTGCATTCCGTATGCTCACTCTGAAACTTGGTCAAGCAAACATTCCAATGATCGTAACCAATCATACCTATGATGTTATCGGTGCTTATGTTCCTACTAAGGAGATGGGAGGCGGCAGTGGTCTTAAGTATGCTGCTTCTACCATCATTCATCTCTCAAAGAAAAAAGAAAAAGATGGAACAGAAGTTGTCGGAAACATTATCAAGGCAAAGACTGCTAAGTCGCGTTTAAGCAAGGAGAATCAAGACGTTGAAGTCCGTTTATTTTATGATGAGCGCGGTCTTGATCGCTATTATGGTCTTTTGGAACTCGGGGAACTCGGCGGACTCTGGAAGAATGTTGCGGGGCGTTATGAAATGGATGGTAAGAAAATCTATGCAAAACAAATCCTTGCAAATCCAGAAGAATATTTTACTGAAGAAGTGATGGAAAAACTGGATACAATTGCTAAGGAACAATTTAGTTATGGATAGTCTGAGTTCGCTAATAAGAATTTATGACAATGCTTTGGACACTAAAATGTGTGAGCATATCGTTGAAATTTTTGAAAATAATACCGAACATTGGGAAAGATTTGATAATAACCGAAAACCAAATTTCGCTCAACTTAACTTAACCAAACTTTCTTTAGACTCAGAAGATCTCCAGTACATCAACAATTATATTTCTGGAAGAGTTGCTATCTATAAAGACAACTATCTAAATGATTTTGGGAAAGAATATTTTCCAATGAATTATTCTTACGAAGAATATCGAATCAAAAAATATAATAATGATGGCCAAGATGCATTTGATGTTCATGTTGATGTGATGGACCATTCAAGTTCTAAAAGATTTCTTTCTTTCTTTTGGTATTTGAATGATGTTGAGGAAGGTGGAGAAACTGTATTTTGGAATTATAAAATTAAACCAAAAGCAGGAACTCTGGTTATATTTCCACCAATGTGGATGTTTCCTCATGCTGGTAATGAACCAATCAGTGGACCAAAGTATCTTTTAAGCACTTATTTGCATTATGAATAATATTAAAATACTTGAAACTCAAGTAGACGTTTCAAAAATTATTGACCAACTCAATCAATATCCTGGTGATTGGGGTAGTCAGAAAAAAATGGATAAGGTTCAACTAAAAGATCCTACAAAATATGAAACAACTGTAGATGTTCTGCAGTTGATTATGGGTGCTACTAAAGATATTAATGTTCGAGCTGAAGATACTGAAATTTGTATTGAAACTCAAGCATATAAACATCACACAGAAATCATCAGTTACTTAAGTAAAAGATTTAAAAAAATTCATCGCTGTGGATTTCTTTCTTTGCCTGTAGGTCAAACCGTAAATGCCCATATTGATGAGGGCACATATTATCTCACAAGAGATCGATATCATCTTTCAATTCAAGGTAGATATCATTACTTTGTTGGTGGTGAAGATATGGTTATTGAACCAGGAACTCTTTTTTGGTTCAATAACAAATTGCCACATGGAACAGTAAATCTTGGTAATTGTGCTAGAATAACTTTTGTATTTGATGTTCCCCATTCTCCCGATAATCCGCAACATAAAATAAACAATGGACAAAGTTGAATTTCTAATTCTCAGGAATCTTTTGCATAATGAAGAATATACCCGAAAGGTAATTCCATTTATTAAAGCGGATTATTTTGAGGACACAAATCAGAAAATTGTATTTGAAGAAATACGTAGCTTTATTGAAGAATATAATCAACTGGCAACAAAGGAAGTTTTAAGTATTGAAGTTGAAAAACGTAAAGATATCAATGACACTTCCTTTAAAGAAATCGTTCATCTGATTGATTGCCTTGATAATGTTCCTGTTGAAATTAATTGGGTTATAGATACTACTGAAAAGTGGTGTCGTGATCGTGCAATTTACATTGCATTGATGGAATCGATTCATATTGCTGATGATAAAGATGAAAAGAAAAACAGGGATAGTATTCCATCAATCCTTTCTGATGCTCTTGCTGTAAGCTTTGATAATCATGTTGGTCACGATTACCTTTTAGATTATGAAAAACGATATGAATCTTATCATAAAAAAGAGGAGAAAATTGAATTTGACTTGGAGTACTTTAACAAGATTACTAAGGGTGGTTTACCTAATAAGACTCTCAATATTGCTCTCGCTGGAACAGGTGTTGGGAAATCGTTGTTCATGTGTCATGTGGCTAGTTCCGTCTTGCTACAGGGTAGGAACGTACTCTATATCACTCTTGAGATGGCGGAGGAGCGAATTGCTGAAAGAATTGACGCAAACTTGTTGAATGTTCCTATTCAAGATATTGGAGAACTTCCAAAGTCTACGTTTGAAAATAAAGTAAACAATCTTGCAAAGAAAACGCAAGGAACTTTAATTATCAAAGAATACCCTACTGCATCTGCTCATAGTGGACATTTCAAATCCCTACTTAATGAATTGGCTCTCAAGAAGTCATTTAGACCTGATATTATTTTTATCGATTATCTTAATATTTGCTCTTCCTCTAGATTTAGGGGAGGCAGTAATATTAATTCTTATACGCTCGTTAAATCGATTGCTGAAGAACTTAGAGGCCTTGCAGTCGAATTTAATGTCCCCATCGTTTCCGCTACCCAGACTACTCGTAGTGGTTATGGAAGTTCTGATGTTGAACTTACTGATACTAGTGAGTCCTTTGGTCTCCCTGCTACTGCTGACCTTATGTTTGCCCTTATTTCTACTGAAGAACTTGAAGAGTTGGGTCAAATACTTGTGAAGCAATTGAAGAATCGATACGCTGCAACTGATAAATATAGGAGGTTCGTCTTAGGAATTGACAGGTCAAAAATGAGACTGTATGACTGTGAGCAATCAGCACAGGATGATATTTTAAAATCAAACAATGAAGAAGAATATGAATATAGAGATGAACCAAAACCTAAAAAAACATTTGAAGGATTTAAGTTTTAATGGCAATTATTTACTGTATTAGTAATTTAACTACTGGTAAAAAATACATAGGGCAAACTGTAGAAAAATTACAGAGAAGAGTTGTTCGTCATTTTAGAACAATTAATGAAACTAAAATTAATAGAGCAATACAAAAATACAGTAAATATGATTTTGTTTATGGTATAGTTGAAGAAGTTGACGATAAAAATTTATTAGATGAAAGGGAACAGTATTGGATTAAATTTTATAATACTGTAGAGAATGGATTTAATATCAAAGAAGGTGGTAAATGTGCAAGAGGATTTAAACAATCGGAGAGTTCTATAGAAAAAAGAAGGCAAAAATTACTTGGAAGACCTTTAAGTGGAGAGCATAAACAAAAAATAAGTAAAGCACATAAAGGTAAAATTCTTTCAAAAGAAACGGTTGATAAAATGATTGCTTATAGAACTGGAAAAAGTCTTACTGAAAATTGTAAAGAAAAAATTTCTAAGTCTCATTCTAAAAATACTTATGAATTAAAAAGTCCAGTTGGTGAGATTTTGATTGTTAGAAACTTATCAAAATTTTGTAAAGAAAATAATTTACAGCAATCTGCATTTGTTATGATTATAAAAGGAGAAAGGAAACATCATAAAAATTGGACTATTAAAAAACTTGACTTAATTCAAAATTGATTGTAAAATTAAAAAAAGATTAGAAAAAGTATGACTCAAATCATTGATACAAACAAATATATTGAGTTTGTTCGTCAAACTACAAGTCCTGCAAGTAGTGACTTTGCTAAACTTTTAGCTCGTTTGACTGAACTTGAAGTCGCAGATGCTGATGTTCCTCGTCTGCTAACTGCTGCATTTGGTATGAGTGCAGAAGCAGGTGAGTTTACTGAAATTGTAAAGAAAATGTTTCTGCAAGGTAAACCCTACAATCAAGACAATGTTGAACATCTAAAGATTGAACTTGGTGATATTCTTTGGTATGCTGCTCAAGCATGTATGGCACTTGATGTTTCCTTTGAAGATGTAATGGAACGCAACTATTTGAAGTTGAGTGCTCGTTATCCTGAAGGTGCATTTGATGTTTATCGTTCTGAAAATCGTAAGGAGGGAGATCTGTGAGTAAAAATGTAACAGTTAAAATGGATGCTCGTGCTGCAGCCGCAGTTCGTCAAGTTCTTTTTGATGCACAAAAAGGATACACTTATAATGAGGAATCTGTTCCTCCTCGTATTGTTGATATTCGCACAGTTGTTCAGCAACTTGATAGTGAAATTGAAAAGATATTGGTAGAATAAATACTTAGAAAACAACAATGAATTTTTCTGAGTGGAGAAAAAGTCAAAGGTTGAGAGAAGGTCTCAACCTTTTTAATCGCCCTGCACATCAAATTACTGCAAAAGATTTCGATAAAATTGTATCGGTGTTTGTTCCTTACGCAAAAAAATATTTAAAACTCAAAAGTACACCAAAAATTAATTTTGTAAAAGATCCAAAATTCGCTCATAAAATTGGAGCATTTGGGCAGATTAATGATAAAGATAATATCACCATTGATATTTTAGATAGGCATCCTATGGATATTTTGAGAACCCTTTCTCACGAATTGGCTCATCTAAAACAACATGAAAACGGAAAAAATGGATCTGGACATGTTGGTAGTGATACTGAAAATGAATCTAATGTGATTGCTGGCATACTTTTAAGAAAATTTGGAGCAGAACACTCAGAGTTATTTGAGTTATCTTCTATAAAAGAAGAAGCAAAAAAGAAAGCAAAAAGAGTGGTAAAGACGGATAGGGATTATGAACATTACCCTATGGAGTTGACGTAAGTTATAAATAACTAAAAAGTATTTGTGGCAATGAACAGCAAAGAACTTAGAGGTTTATACGAAGCATATTCTGAAGTTTATGCTCCTCAACAGATTGATGAAGCAGGTAAAAATGATGCTCGTATCAGATCTAATATTGCAAGGTTTAGTGGAAAAAAAGGAGTTGAATATACTCCACCATCAAACTGGAGTCAATCAGAAAATCGTGGAAAAGGTGCTACCATAAGTCCCAAGCAAACAGAAAAGCGCCGTCGTAAAGCACTTGCTAAGAGTGCTATGGGTGAAGAAATTGATATCTTCGATGTAGTTCTTGAGTTCCTCCAAGCAGAAGGATACGCAGAAACTCTGGAAGAAGCAGAGTGGATGATGGCAAATGTGATTGATGAGGAAGCGATTGATATTATTCTTGGTGAAGCACAAGCAGCAAGAGAAAATCCTGAGAAGTATGAGCGTGAAGCATCCAAAACACAACCACGTGGAGAGCAATTAAAAAGAAAATTAGACGATAAGAGAAAAACTAATAAGTCACTTGATGATATGATGAAAGCATACGGTTTTTGATATCTAATAAATAACCACGGAAGGTTGCTCTAACCCCTTGACTTTTTAGTTGAGGGGTTTTATAATGTCCTTATTGGGGAATTAGCTCAGTTGGTAGAGCGCCTGCTTTGCAAGCAGGATGTCAGCGGTTCGAGTCCGCTATTCTCCATTCTAAATACTTGAAAGAGTATTAATAATAAATGGCAAATCAAGGATTGCAGTTTGAACACGCAGTAATGTATGTTGCTACATCTAGAATAATTGAAAAAAACAGCGAGCAGGAAGCAGAATTTAAAAGTGCTGCTGCACAATGGACTACTATTCCTCAAAATATTAAAGATACTGCAGAAAAAATTGTTCTTGATATGGCACCAAAAACAGAACCTCAACGACAAAATTACTTCAAATCATTTAAAAAAATGAGTGGTGGTGGAGAAGAACCAAAAACAGATATTTTATTTAAAATAGGAATTAAAAAATATAAATGTTCTATGAAATGGGGAAAATCATATCAACTAACAAGTGCTGGAGTCGATAAATCAATTCAAGTTTTTACTAAGGTTTTAAAAAAAGTTGCTAAGGATATTAATAGTAATAAAATGGATGTTAATACTTTAGGAAATCTTCAACTGGTATTGGAGCAAATTGCTAATAAATTTGAAAATTCCACTGGCACAATGGATCAAACAACAGCTAAAAGATTGATGAGTGATGTTAAAAAAACGGGAGGTATAAATGAAGAATTGCAAGAAATATTGGGATCAAAAAAAGCACCTACTGGTGATGTGGCATATGAAGCTTTTAAATTTGAATTAACTAAAGAGTGTATGACTGGTGAAATGTTATTTAATGGTGATGATAGAGCGGCAACTCATTTATTTACAGAGGATGGAATTAAAGAAATTACTGATGATGTTGTTAAAGATGTTATGAAAATTGCCGGTGTTAGATTGTCTTTAAAAGGTAGAGGAACAAAAAATGGAGTTAGGCAAAATGCAATCTCAATTAGATATGAAGTCTAAATAAAGTATATCAAAGTACAATATGAAAAGTTTTTTCCGATTTTTATCTGAAGCAAAAGAATCCCAAGCAGTCATGCAAGCAAGACGCATGGGACTCAAAGGTGACGGCCATGGTGGTTGGTATAATCAACAAGGAGAATTTATTGCAAAAACGGAAAAAGGAGAACTGAAGTTTTATAATCAGGGACAAAGAATTGGTAAAAGAGATATTCCTCAACAAAGAACTCAAGCAAATCAACAGGTAGCAGCAACTCAAGCAGCACCAGTTCCAACAGAAGCACCAGGAGCACCAAAAAAAGCAGAAGAGGCACCAAAAGAAAAGGAAGGTGGTCTGGTAACAATCGTATTTGGTAGATTTAATCCGCCAACAGTAGGACATCAGAAACTCTTGAGTTCTGCATCAAGTATTTCTTCTGGTAGTGAATTAAAAATTTATCCATCCAGAACTCAAGATCCAAAGAAAAATCCATTAGATCCTTCAACGAAAGTTGAATATATGAAGAAGATGTTTCCTAAGTATAAGGATAACATCATTAATGATGATAAAATGAAGAGTATCTTTGATGTTCTTCAAGCAGCAGATGAAGATGGATATAGTGAAGTAACAATCGTCGTTGGTGCAGATAGACTTGCTGAGTTTAAAAACTTAGCTAATAAGTATAATGGAGAACTTTATAATTTTGATTTGATTAACGTTGTTTCTGCTGGAGAAAGAGATGCAGACTCTGCAGGTGTAGAGGGAATGTCTGCATCCAAGATGAGAAAGGCAGCAGCAGATAATGATTTTGATTCCTTTAGATCAGGTATTCCAAAGGCACTTGACGATAAGGAAACGAAACAATTGTTCAATACTCTTCGCAAATCAATGAAAGTAACTGCGAAAGAAAGTTATGCATTGTGGGAAATTGCTCCTAAGTTTGATTGGCAAGGACTTCGTGAAAATTATTATACTAAGAAAATCTTTAGAATTGGTGACTTTGTAGAAAACTTAAATACTGGATTGATTGGTGAAGTAATGCGTAGAGGAACCAATCATTTAATTTGTGTAACAAAAGAAGGTTGGATGTTTAAATCTTGGATCAAAGATTTGATGGAATATACTGAAGTTAAAATGGACAGTCAAATGAGAACTCCAACAAAACCAAATACTTTGGTTGGAACGACTGGTTATTTCAAAACTGCTGCAAAAATGACACCTGGTTCTCTTAGTGTTGGCAAAGAAAATCTTGCAGTCGGTCAAAAGCCTTATGGTGTGAATTTCATAAATAAGTATAAGAAAAAGTAAGAATTCTTTAACCATGTCAATGAATCAACTCTATGACCTTTCTAAGGTTTATTTGGAACAGATTGCTTCTGTTGATGAAGCAGTAAAGGGTCAAGATACTGAGATGAGAAAGGCTGCTTCTGCAGAAAGATCAGCAGAAAGAAAAGAAATGGGAGGCCGTGCTGCTAAGATTCCTGGAAGAGAAGGCCCTTCATCAGGTAAGACTTATGCTGATTATCAGCAGATTTCTATCAAGTCTCACGACAAACTGACAAAGAAAAATAAAGATATTGTTGGGTTAGTTGCTAAGGAAGCACTTGATCCCGTAGGTCAAGAAGATGCTGATATTGATAATGATGGTAAGAAGAATACCAAGTCCGATAAGTATCTTACAAACCGCCGTAAGGTTCGTGGTGCTGCAATTAAAAATGAAGGTTTCTCTAATTGGAGACAAGACCTTTCTGAAGTTATGGATACAGTAGATTCTCCAGATGATGAGAATCAAAAAGAAATTAAAGAAAAAAAAATTCAAAATAAAATAAAGATTAATCCAGACTTTAAAGAAGCAGTTGAAGAAATTGGTGGACAACTGATTGAAATGGTTGAGATTGAAGAAGGTTATCAAGAAATTGATAGGGAGAAAGAAACTAAAATGTATCGTCGTGCTGGAAACTTAGCACGTACATCACTTTCTTCTAAGGGCAAAGAAAAAGAAGATGCTCGTAATAAGTCTGCAAAGATTGTAAGTGCAATCACCAGACAGAAAGAAAACGAAAGATTTAATCGCATCGGTCAATCACCAGCTCATAATGAAGAGTTTGTTGGTGAAGGTAAGAAAGAGTTTCCTCATAAGAAAGTTGATAGACAAGTTTATGATGCTATGGATTCTGGAGAAACTGCAGGTGACTCTGGTAATCGTGCCAAAGAAACCAGAGATTATGCTAGAGCAGATAAAATGCGTTCAGTTGCTGCAAAGTACGGTGGGAAAACCAGAGCCAGAGTAAAAGAAGAGTATGTGGATGAAGGTATGCATAAAGATGCTGAGACTGGTGAAGTTGTTAGTAAAGCAGTACCAGGCAAAACTTATTATCCTGCTCAACCAATGAAGAAAACTTCGGTTGCAATTGAAAAGGAAAGAAAAATGAAAAATGAAGAAGTTGGTGGTGGAATGAAAAAAGGTGGAAGTTATGATAAAGGATATGAGGCGATGAAAAAAGAAATTGGAAAATTGGATAGGGGTGAAGAACCTGCAACTGCAAAACGTTATAGGGAGATGAAAAAAGAAGAATTTGAACTCGATGAAAAAACTCTGACTGCTGCAGAAACTGCAAAGAAAGAACAGATCGTTAAGTCAATGAAAAGGAACCTTAGTGGGTTCAAATCACGTTATGGTGAAAGAGCAAAAGAAGTAATGTATGCGACTGCTACTAAACAAGCAAAAAAGTAGCAGAGGCAGTTGCCGATCAGGCAGCATTAAGTCCTCAAGAACTTCAAAAACAAAAACAAAAAGCAACTCTTGACACACAGATTGCAACACTTAGAAAGCAATCACTTTCAAAAGCTGACAAACCAACAGTAACTCAAGAGGCAACTGCTGCTGATGCTCTTGCATTAGTAAGAGCAAGTGTTGCAAAACAACACGGTGCTGCATCTATTGTAGGATCTGCTGCAAATAAAAGAGCACAAGCAGCACAACCTAAACCAGAAAAACTTAAGAGAAAACTGCCATCATACAGTATTCCTGGAGCACCTCCCGAAAAATCATACAACGATTGATAAATAATTCAGGTTTAATTTACACGAGGTTATTATGTCCGCTGTAATCGCATGGGCAATTGCTAACCAGGCACTTATCGCAACTGTACTTTTTGCAGTTTCGGAAGCACTTGGAGCAAACCCAAAGGTAAAGTCAAACGGTATTCTTTCGCTTATTCTGATTCAAGCTCAAGCAGCACTGAAAAAGAAAGGTGCTCAAGATTTAACTCCTTAATCTCAATTCATAACTCATAAGAGTGAGGCCCTTAAACCTTAGGGTCTCTTTTTTTTATAAATATTGATAGAATAAATTTTTACGGAAAGGCACATGGCACTCTGGGGAAATAATGATAACAAAGGCCGTGGTGGCACAGTAACTCTGGATTACACTACTCTTGTTGTAACTGGTTCTGGAACCACTTTTGGTCAGGTCGGCGCAGCAGCTACTGGAGATGTAATTCGTTTCGGCCCATTGGGTGAAGGTGGAAACGCGGTCATCGTTGGTATTGCAAGCACTACTCAACTGTCTATTGCATCTACAGCAGGTCTCAGTGGAGTTGCAATTGCTGCAACAACTTTCTGGATCAGTGAATTGCCAAAATATACTGTTCTTGATTATCGCTGGTCTGAAAACCGCACTAATTATGAACCACATATTTACGGTGTTGCAGAAGGTGGAATTGCCGCCGCACAAGGAACTTCATATGCATTGACACACGAAGGTTGGGTTGGTGTTACCACCTATGTTGACAATACAGGTGCTTTAAGAGTTAAGACTGAAACTCTGGTTGCAATGTCTGGTATTACCACTGGAAGTCTGCCAATGTATGACGGCGATCCAACTGTTGCGTAATAATCTATGATTTTTAATGAATTGACTGAGGAGAACTTTCTCCTGTTTGCTATTAAACATTATGAAAATCCTCAGGCAGTAACCAAGGAAGATTTTGATAAAGACCTACATCATTTTAAATATATCAAAAGACTTTTGAAACGATATAAGAATACGGGTGAATTAAAAACTCACCTTCTTCTTAATCATTTTATTATTCTTTACAATATATTTGGAGATGCTGCAACTCCAATGTTATTTTTTAAAATTGAAAAAGAACTTTGGTCGGTGATGAAAACATTTGTAATGTTTTTGAATAGACTGCCACAGTATCCCAAGTGTTATCTTCACGATATTCAAGTTGATATTCATTGTCTTTCGGAACTTCAAAAAATTTATAACAAAGATGGAAAAGATTGATAGAATTATTCAAGCATTTCGCAATTTGAAGGAAGAAGGAATGGTTGCTGGAACTGGTGGATTTACTGGTTCTGCTGATCCAAAAGGCCCAGTTGCTGGATTTGATCCTGTAATGGGATTCAGAAAAAGAAAAGGGCCCCAAATTAAACTACCGCCAGGTTCAAGAAAACGTTGGCAATCTAAGTAAAATGTTCCCACCATCATCTACAGAAACAAAAATAGCACTACTTGAAGAGCGCATTAATGTTTATGAACAGATGATGACTCGTATTGATTCTGCAATACAAAAGATTAGTGAGACAAGTCAAAATATCAGTCAGATGCTTGCTATTCATAATGAAAAAATTGAGCAGTGTAATCGAACTGATAATATAATTGTTACCATGATTGAGGATATTAAAAAATCTTCAAAAGAACAGCACGAACAAATTTCTAAAGAATTGGGAGAAAGAATAGAAAAGATAGAAGTAAAAGTAGAAGAGGTTGCAAAAATAAAATGGATGACAATAGGATGCGGCGCAGTCATTGCGGTATTAGCAGCAGCATTCTCTACACTTGCATCAGGATGGTGGACTCCTGGTGGAATGCAAGATGCTAGAACTATTCAACAGCAAGGTCAGTTAAAATAAATAATATTAAAATTGGCACTTGTTGCCATGAAAATTAAAAAAAACACAACAACCTATTCTCTTCAAAAGGTAACAAATTCGGTCATTAAGTGGACTGCAATAATTACTTCTTTGTGCCTTGACAAATCAAAGTAGTGTGGTAGACTGGGAAAAATAATCGCTTCTTATTATGGATTTTGTTGATGTAAAATACATCAATTTGATTTCTTCACGACTGCAAAAATTTAAGAAGGTTAAAAATAATCTTTATAATTTTCGTTGTCCTCTTTGCGGAGATTCTCAAAGAAATAAAAGTAAAGCAAGGGGGTATCTATATCAGGTAAAAAATAATACAAATTTCAAATGCCATAATTGTGGTATTAATATTTCTTTCAGCAATTTTCTTAAGGAAATTGATCCATCTACACAACAGCATTATGCATTTGAAAAGTTCAAAGAAGGTAATACTGGAAGAAATTTTGTAGTTGAAGAACCAAAATTTGAGTTCAAAGCTCCAGTGTTCAAGAAATTTGAACAACTGAACATACCTAAAGCATCATCAAATCCAGATGCAAATGAATACTTGATTAAAAGAAAATTAAACCCAGATAAATTTTATTACACTGATAAGTTTAAAGAATGGACTAATTCATTAATTCATACTTTTGATGATACAAAATATGATGAACCAAGAATTATAATCCCATTGTATTATAATTACAAATTAATCGGTTATCAAGGTAGAGCATTGGGCCCAAGCAAGGTTAAATATATTACTATCATGCTTGACGAGGAGGCACCAAAAATTTATGGACTCGATCAAATTAACAAGGAGGAAACGGTTTATGTTGCAGAAGGGCCCTTTGACTCAACTTTCATTTCAAACGCGATTGCTATGTGTGGAGCTGATGCTGATCTTGATAAGTGGGGGATTGGTAATCGCGTTTGGATCTATGATAACGAACCAAGAAACACCGAAATCGTCTCCCGCTATGCCTCTGCCATCGCCAGAGGAGAAAGAATCGTCATCTGGCCTACTAGTATAAAAGAGAAAGACATTAACGATATGGTTTTATCTGGACTTAATGTGCAACGTGTGATAGAATCTAATCAATATTCTGGTTTAGAAGCAAAACTTAAATTTACTACCTGGAAGAAAGTATGAGTAACGGAACAAAAGTTGTCAAGAGAAATGGAAATGTTGAATCTCTTGACTTGGATAAGATGCATATCATGGTTGATGAGGCTTGCAAAGGTCTCGCGGGAGTTTCTGCATCTCAGGTCGAAATGACTTCTGGAATTCAATTCTATGATGGAATCTCTACACAAGAAATTCAAGAAATCTTAATTCGTTCTGCATCTGACTTGATTGATTTGGATCATCCAAATTATCAATTTGTGGCTGCTCGTTTGCTTTTATTCTCAGTTCGCAAACAACTCTATGGAAAGATGAAGGAACTTCCTCATCTTGAACAGCACATTTATGCTTGTGTAAATGCCGAGGTATACGACAGTGAAATCTTCATCAAGTATTCAAAAGAAGAAATTGATAAGGCAAACTCTTTCATTGATCATGATAGAGATTATTTGTTTACTTACGCTGGACTTCGCCAGGTTGTTGATAAGTATTTGGTTCAGGATCGTAGTGGTGGTGGAGTGTATGAAACTCCGCAATTCATGTACATGATGATTGCTCTGACTATCTTTGCAGAGTATCCAAAAGAAACTAAAATGTCATATGTCAAGAGGTATTATGACGCAATCTCAAAGCACAAAATCAACATTCCTACGCCAATCATGGCAGGTGTTAGAACCCCACTTCGCCAATTTGCAAGTTGCGTTCTTGTTGATGTTGATGACACCCTTGATAGTATCTTCAGCTCTGATATGGCAATTGGTCGCTATGTTGCACAAAGAGCAGGAATTGGTATCAATGCAGGTAGAATCCGTGGCATCAACAGTAAAATCAGAGGCGGAGAAGTACAACACACAGGTATTGTACCTTTTCTCAAAAAGTTTGAAGCGACTGTCCGATGCTGTACGCAAAATGGCATACGAGGTGGATCCGCGACAGTCCACTTCCCAATCTGGCACCAAGAAATAGAAGATATTCTTGTTCTAAAAAACAATAAAGGAACTGAAGATAATCGTGTCCGTAAACTGGACTACTCTATTCAAATTAGCAAGTTGTTCTATGAAAGGTTTATTCAAGACGGTGAGATTACGCTTTTCTCCCCACACGATGTCCCTGGACTTTACGATGCTTTTGGAACAGACAATTTTGAGTATCTCTATACTCAATACGAGAAAGATCCGTCCATTAAAAAGAAAACTGTCAAGGCACAAGAACTTATTCTTAACCTCCTCAAAGAACGTGCTGAGACGGGCCGTGTCTACATTATGAATATTGACCATTGCAATTCTCATTCATCCTTCAAGGATAAAATTGAGATGAGCAATCTATGTCAAGAAATTACTCTTCCAACTTATCCCATCAATCATATTGATGATGAAAATGGTGAGATTGCACTTTGCATTCTTTCTGCCATTAATGTTGGTAAAGTTAAGTCTGACGAAGAACTCGAAGACTTGTGTGATCTTTCTGTCAGAGCACTAGATGAACTTATTGACTATCAAAAGTATCCAGTCAAGGCAGCAGAACGTGCTACAAAGGCACGTAGGTCTCTTGGAATTGGTTATATTGGTCTCGCTCATTATCTGGCTAAACTTGGATTTAAGTACGATGCCCAAGAAGCATGGGATGCAGTTCATAGTCTTTCCGAATCATTTCAATATTTCTTATTGAAAGCATCCAATCAACTTGCCAAAGAAAAAGGATGGTGCCATGATTTTGGTCGTACCAAATATGCTGATGGTATTCTTCCTATCGACACCTATAAAAAAGATGTGGATGAGATTTCTTCTATTCCGCTTCAACATGACTGGGAGGCATTGAGAGCATCCATTCAAGAGTTTGGTCTTAGGCACTCCACACTGTCTGCTCAGATGCCCTCAGAGAGCAGTTCTGTGGTCTCTAATGCAACGAATGGTATTGAACCTCCTCGTGGGTTCCTGTCCATTAAGAAATCTAAAAAAGGACCACTCAAGCAAATTGTTCCACAGTATGCTACACTCAAACAAAACTACACTTTGCTTTGGGATATGAAGAGCAATGAAGGTTACATTAAGATTGTTGCGATGATGCAGAAGTTCTTTGATCAAGCTATTTCTGGTAACTGGAGTTACAATCCAGAAAATTATGCTGATAATGAAGTTCCAGTATCAGTGATGGCAAATGACTTTTTGACTACATACAAGTACGGGTGGAAAACTTCTTACTATCAAAATACTTACGATATTAAAACTGATGAAGTGGAAGAAGTTAAACCTAACTTAAATGATTTACTAAGTGAGTTAAGTTCAGTAGAGGAGGGGGAGTGTGAATCCTGTGCAGTTTAAAATTTCTTCGACGGAAGAATCTACATCTATTAAGGGAATGACTGTTTTCAATACTGAACAAGTTGATACTAAAAAGCAACCAATGTTTTTTGGTAAACCACTCGGAGTTCAAAGATATGATTCTTACAAGTATCCTATCTTTGAAAAACTTACAACTCAACAACTAGGATATTTTTGGAGACCTGAAGAGGTTTCATTACAAAAAGATCGTGGTGACTATCAAACACTTCGTCCAGAACAAAAGCATATCTATACTTCCAACTTGAAGTATCAGATTATGTTAGATTCTGTTCAGGGACGTGGGCCTGGTATGGCATTTTTGCCATATTGTTCGCTTCCTGAATTGGAAGCATGTATGGAAGTGTGGGGATTTATGGAGATGATTCATAGTCGCTCCTATACTTACATTATCAAAAACATCTATCCAGATCCATCTGAAGTATTTGATACAATCATTCACGACGAACGTATTCTGGAACGTGCTGCGAGCGTTACAGAATCTTATGATGACTTTATTAGATCAGCACAAAATTATGGTACATCTAATGATTGGATGTACAGACTTGAAGGAGTCTCAACCGCAAAGGAAACACTCAATGATGTCAAAAGAAAACTGTACAGAGCAGTTGCAAACGTTAACATTCTTGAAGGTATTCGGTTCTACGTTAGTTTTGCTTGTAGTTTCGCCTTTGGTGAACTTAAGCTTATGGAAGGATCCGCTAAAATCATTAGTCTCATCGCAAGAGACGAAAACCAACACCTAGCACTTACTCAAAACATTTTGAATAAGTGGAGAGAAGGTGATGATCCCGAAATGCAGCAGATTGCAAAAGAAGAGGAAGAATGGGTTTATGCAATGTTTGATCGTGCCGTAAATGAAGAAAAGAAATGGGCAGATTATCTGTTCAAAGATGGCAGCATGATTGGACTTAACGATAAACTTCTTCAACAATATGTTGAATGGATTGCTAATCGTAGATTGAAAGCAATTGGCCTTAAACCACAATATGATATTTCAGCAAATAATAATCCACTTCCTTGGACACAGCACTGGATTTCTTCCAAAGGACTCCAAGTAGCCCCACAAGAAACGGAAGTTGAAAGTTATGTTGTTGGTGGTATAAAACAAGATGTGAAAAAGGACACATTTAGTGGATTTAAATTATAAAACTTGAATAGATAGGGGGAGAAATACTCCCCCTTTTTTATGTCTAAAAATAAACTTACTAAGGATGAAATAAAAGTTCGAGTTTTAAAATTAAAAAATAAATTAAATGGCGAAAATTATACTTCAGACCCTAGAGGACTTGCTCATAAATATTTAAATGAAATTTTAGATATCCTTGATGAGTACAGATATTGACTATGAGAACCCTTGGCGCTACAATGGGGAAGTGTTTAGTTCTGATCATATTCAAGATTATTTTGGCTTTGTTTATCGTATCCACTGCGATACAACTAGCAGGAGCTACATTGGTCGAAAATATTTCTGGAGTTTCCGCAAGAAAAAGGGAGCAAGTAGAAGAAATAAATCGGAGTCTGATTGGAAAAAATATTACGGATCATGTCCAGAACTCAAAGAGGATATAGAGAAATATGGTAGGGAGAATTTTACGCGCACTATTTTATCATTACATAAAACAAAGGGCAAAACAAACTTCGAAGAAACGAGACAACTCTTTTTTTACAATGTTCTCACCGAACAACTTGACAGCGGAATCCCAAGGTACTACAATAGCAACATCCTCAACAGGTACTTCCGAAAAGATTATTATGGAAACAGTGATTGAACCTGTGGTTCAGATTAGGGATTGGTCAATTGATCGGATTCATCAACTTGCAGAAACTGGTGATATTGAACAACAGTTTAATGCTGTTGCGATTGCTGAAGAATTTGATGAATGGATAAATCTTCCTGAAGGAGAAAATGAAATCGATTATATTTGTATTCAAGACGAAGGGTGGTCAGAACAAGAAGTGGACACCCTATAATTGACAAATCCTAAATAATCACTTATAATGCTTATAACCCACCCCTCAAAGGTGGGTTTCACATTATGAGAATTTGATGTGAAATTAGAGCCCAGGAAGGTGCCCCCCGAGAGGGGTGGTGTACCCCCCTTCTATTGGGATGTAGAGTTCTATTAAACTTAATGCAAAACTTCTTTACTGTAGCCCTGCCCCTTCTGGCATCGGTTACAACCAGTATGGCAACACTGCCTGTATTCCCACTCCTGAAGACGCCTCCAGCGCCTTTTTCAATTATTAAGGAGTTTGATACGACAGCGACCAAAGAGGTTGCTCCCGAAAA